AAATGAAATCAAGTAAGGCGAAATATGCAGCTTCCAGTTCCGCGACTGGGGCAGCGAGCGTTGCTCGTGCCGATCGCGATGCCCTTGACAAAGGCACTGAACGGATGAATGTTGGCTCAAAGGGTGTAGAAGGCCGCGCTTCGATCGCGCAACCCCCCGCAACGGGTAGTAATACTCCGTGCGGTCCTGTTTCTCGAACGAGGACTCTGAGGCAATGCCTCGAGGAGACGTTCGATAGGCTGGATGACCTGTGCATTGTGTACGGGTTCGATCGACGACGTGTCGCAGCTTCGCAACTTGCTGCAGCACGCGTGCGTACTCTTGATGTCTGGACCACCGAGGCCGTTGAAGTCGGCTTCATACGGTGGGCCAAATACAAGTTTAGTGCGTACTTTTCGCATCATATGCACTTCTCGGATGAGGAACGGTTCAACGAAGAGCCGTCGTGCCCCTGGGTTTCGGAATGTCCGACCCCCGGGTCCCTCGTCTGTGGGGCGCTAGGCCGCTTTATGCGCTCAGTAGCGCATTCCGACCTTCGGCTATCGTGGATGGATTCCATCAATAAGCTGAAAAAGGGCTTGCCCCGACCGTCTGCTATAGAGGTCGAGACCGCCCGAGTCGAAGCGGCGATTGTCCTGACGGATCAAGACTCCACGCGTGCCGAGCTTGCCGATCGAGACGATGAGTTTCATACTCTCGTCCGTACGGCGCTTGGCTTTGTTGTGTCAGAGGTCTTCCCCTCGACAGTCATCGACTGCAGCAAGAGCGTCTGTGCGCCGTCCATTCGGGCGGCGTATGGGTGGTCTCGTCAGAAATACGGTACGCTCGGCCTGATGGCCGAGCACCACATCGTTGACGATGCCAGCGCTCCTTCCCCTGTCTCGGCTGCAGCCGACCTAGTGCATCCTGAAGATGCAATCCTCCCATACTGGTGGTTCGCGTCTCGATCCGACTTGTTTGTCGATCCGGACGTGGACACTTTCATGGACTTCTGGTCCTCCGCCTCCCAGTACTACTGCATGGAGCAGTCTCGTACGGAAAAGCCGACAGTTCAACTCGTCGGCCTGGCGGAAGCGCTGAAGGTTCGCGTGATTTCGAAAGGTCCTGCTTGGACTTATCACGCGCTCCGACCGCTTCAGAAGGTCATGCACCAGCATCTGCGCCGCCACACCACGTTTCATCTGGTGGGCGGTCCCATTGATGTGCCACGCCTGGAAGCGCTCTACAACGGTCTTGAGGACCACTGGAGCTTATCTGTCGACTACAAATCAGCGACGGACTTCCTGCACTCGGACATTTCCGAGTATTGTGTGGACTTGATATGTGACCGCCTTGGTGTGGACGCAGGCCGACGCGATCTCTTCAAGATCGCGCTGACCCGGCACGACATCCAGGACGACACCGCCTTCGGAAAAGGTGGTATTCGTCCACAGTGTCGTGGTCAGTTGATGGGCTCCGTCGTCTCGTTCCCCATCCTCTGCCTCCTTAACGCGGCTGTTCTAGTCGCGTGTCGGTGGGTGTTGGATGGAAAATCGAGCCCGTCTCGCGGTGAGAGGCTTAGTCGCCATCGTTTTGTCATCAACGGTGACGACGCGCTCTACGTAGCGCGCGAAAGTGCGATTGGATTGGTGTGGAATTCGGTGAGCCGATCTGTAGGTTTCCGCCCGTCCCCTGGAAAGGTTTATCTCTCCCGGACTTATGCGAATATTAACAGTCGTGGATTCGTTGTCGACAAATCCCCTTCGGGGGTAGCGTTGCTCGAAACACTTCCGTTTCTGAACATGGGTCTGGTGATGGGAATGGATCGGTCCGGCGGCGACCTACCTGGCAGCGATATGGGTTGTGGCCTCATTCGTAAGAGTGAGCGCTGTATGCCTGTGCGCGAATTGGCGCGTGTCTTCTCCATTCGACACGCGGCAGCTAATCTCGTGAAAACCGAGACAGTGCCTGGATCCGATGTTCCTCAGTGCCTGACGGTAGGTTCGCGGTTTAATGAGATGATATCTCTTCTACTCGCGCTCCCGACACCGCAGACTGAATACGTCGTTGACTCCCTGGAGGATTGTCTTCTCCTCCAGCGCGCCCGGGACTTGTTTGTCCGGCGCAACGAACACCAATTGCTTGTGTATAGAGACATCCCCTGGTTCGCCCCCACCGATATCGGCGGGCCAGGTTTTGCATGCGTGTTGGTACGCCTAAGTCAGTTTTGTAGTCTGACCGACGTGCTACACAAAGACCTCCTGCGAAGTGGTGAGGTCCCACTCGAACTCTGCTGCTCGTGGTTCGATGTTCTCTGTTGGGGCGATGTAGTCCCCCTTGAGCGTCTGTCTCCGACACGTTTGGATTTACGTGCCGGCCTTTGGCTGCGACGAAATGTCGTTGAGAAGAAGTGCTCCTTAGGACGATTCACGGGTTTGATTCCGCAAAGTGTTCTACGAACACGACAACTGTGGGACAGACGGCGTTGCCGGTATAAATATGTCGACCATGGTGTTGTGATCCCTGAGACTAGCGATGAGGCTGAGGAAAAGTTGGATGTGTATTGTATGGTTGTGAAGGGTGGGAGAGGATGTGACTCGTCGTTGGACGTGGCGAAGCGGAATATCCGCTCGCTTCAATCTAGCCGACGATTATGGGATTTGAGCTTGACAAGATCGGTATCGAGTAGGGGAGCTAAGCTCTTCGAGCGGTTCTGGAAGTGTCAGGTGGAGCGTATAGGAAGTGTAGTTGGCAATGCGGCATCATTTCTCCGCCGTGAACCGGATCTCACCGGCACGGCGGACCCCCAAAGGGATCCTGTATAGGAGTGAACGAACACAAAAACTCGTTCAGAATGATGTACGCCCCGACGAAGCAACC